ACACCCATCAATACATCAGGGCTACTGTTGATGTTTACAGTTGAGTTGCTGATGTGATGAACATTCGTATTTTCTAACTTTTTATCATCATACTCTTCATTGGAGAGAAAAAAGTCCTCAATTGGTACCTCGAAAAATTCTGATAACCTCTCAAGGTATCGAGAGTCAATGTAAGTTCTACCTTTAAAGTAGGTCGTTGATATGTGTGAACTCTGACCGAAGACAAAAGCCACCATTTCACCGACTGTTTTTTTCTGCTCCTTGAGCAGTCGATTCACTAAATCTCCGTTAAACATAACCTAATATCATTAAATGAAAGTTAAATAACACCGCAAAAATAGGATTTCTTTCCCAAAACCGCGGAGTTTCCAATAATTCTTCTTATATTTGCCCACAAATTTAGCAATTAAAATTGAGATATGCAAGAAAATGAAGTTAAAAATGGAGCATTAACTATTGAAGGTTATTATGCGACTCTTTCCAAAAAAGAGAAGAGCCAGCTCATTCAGTTTCTCATGACTAAGTATGGTTTCTGCTACAATACAGTACAACAAAAGTTGTCTGGCAGGACCAAGTTCAATCCAAGAGATCTCTTGGTAGTACAAACAGTTATAAATCAAAGCTTATGGAAAAGCAAGTAGAATTTTTCGTGTCTCCACAAGGAGTAGTGTGTTTCTATGGCCATGATGGCAAGGTGCTCAGCTACAGTACAGAGCATCCGGATATCATCAACCACATGGCTGAGTTGATAAGTCGGCTTTACCCGGAGGCGTATAAGTACCTGGAAGTCTTATACGCCAAGAGTAAGCCTAACCAACTTTATTTCAAGTTTCTCATAACAGATCGTTTTATCCGTTGCAACCTGGGTTCCAACGATACACTTTGTTTCGATGTCGATGGAACCATTCTGCACCTGGAGAAAGTCGATTGCCCTCTCAGGGGCATATGTCCTAGAGAGAACATAGTCTGCCTCCCAAAGCTGAAGACTCCTTTCTTCCCTAAAGAGCTTGAGGTAGCAAAGTATTTTGCACAGGGTTATGTTGCTAGAGAGATTGCACAGATACTTGGCAAATCTAAGAATACGGTCTCTGCACAGCTTCGCAAAATGACCAAGCGACTGGGGCTGCAGTCGACAAGAGACATCATCAAGGTAGTTCATCAGTTGAACCTATGATTTGCCATCGATGCCGCTACAAGCGCAACTGCATCAATGGCTCCTGGTGCAGTTGCTTTAGGATTTATGTGGAGTATAAATTTATTGTTTTATGCATATTCTATGAGCAGTAAAGATATAAAAGCCAAAATTATATTATTAATCTCTAGATTCGCAACATTAGAGAATAAGGATTTTTATGTGCAAAATGATTATGGCATTTTAGCATATATGTGTATTAATGAAGTCATGGAGTATTGGTGGTTAGACAATGGGCAATGTCTGCAGGTTTCAAAATTGGATCCAATATCCAAGTCAGTCAGATTACCATGGTTTGATATCGAAGTGTGAGGATATGAAGAAGGAGAATAGAATTAAGTTTTGGAGTGACCGCGAAATTAGAGCGGCATTCGACAAGCGGGGGGGCAAATATAAGGGCATCCTCCAGCAGTTGATGATGGAGCGAGACTACGCCTTTCAGCGTCAGATTCGCTACTTTGTCAATGTAGACATTGATAAGTTCATGCGCAGGTTATCTTAGTACTTTCTTTTTCGGAAGATATAAGTTAATTTTGCAGCACTAAATATAAAGATATGATTAAACAAGAGATAGTAGATCGCATTATAAGTGATGTCTCCATTCTGGATGTAGCCGAGGATGAAGGCATTAAATTCTCAGCGAAGAAAGGCAACCGTCATTGGGCTTGCTGTCCGTTCCACAATGAGAATACTGCATCATTCTATGTGGATACAGGCACAAACTGCTGGCGGTGCTTTGGCTCATGCCGCTCCGGCGGCAACGTCATCAGCTTCTACCGCAAACTGAAGAATGGTCTCGAATTCCCAATTGCCTGCAAGGAACTCGCCAAGAAATATCTCAATGAGGAGATAGAGGACGAGTGGCGACCAAGCAAGGAGGAAGTGGATAAGCAAAAGGAACAGGAGTCCCTGCGCATAGCACTCAACTATGCGCAGAGCTACTTCACAGAGTGTATGCAGAAGGTTAATCCCGCTGCAAACAAAGCACGGGAGGCAGTTTGCAAGCGATGGGGCAAGGATGCTATCGGCACCTTCGGCATCGGCTATGCACCAGTAGAAGGTTTCATAGCCTGGGCAACGCAAAAAGGCTTGGACTTCGATATCCTGGAGCAAGTTGGCCTCATAGGTAATGGTGAGCGTGGCCAGTTCCCAATGCTCCGAGACCGCTACACTATACCTATCTATGACAAGATGAGCAGAGTCATAGGCTTCACGGCCAGAACCATGTCCGACAATAAGGATATCTGCAAGTACCTCAACCTGAAGAACAGTCTCGTCTATCACAAGGACACTTCGGTTTTTGGTATCAATTTCGCCCAGAAGGAGGCACGTCTGCGTGATAAGTTCTATCTCGTCGAGGGTGCTCCAGACGTGCTCAAGCTTCAGTCTATAGGCGTTCTCAATACAGTGGCATCACTCGGCGGTTCATGGACCGAGAACCAGCTGAAACAACTCTACCGCATCAGCAAGAGGGTGACATTCATCCCCGATGCTGACGAACTTAAACCAGGTAATGAATTTCCTGCAGGGACAGCTAATGTGTTTGCCAATGGTCGATCTGCTTTACAGGTCGGATTTACTGTTAATGTCCGGGAGATACCGATTGATTATCCGGCTCCGAAGAAGGAGGACCCGGACTCGTGGATAACTGACAAGGGACACTTCTCACAGATGCGTGAGGAGGAGTTCGTTTTCTGGTACTGCCGCCGCAGATACTGGCCAACAGCAGAAGATATCGATGAGTTTACGACAGAGGATAGATTGCAAGCAATTGCAGATATCTGTGGACTCCTCATGTTAATCAAGGATGAAGACCTGAGAAGCAGCTATCTGACTAGTCTTATCTCTACCTACAAACACTCTCGAGAGTGGAAGGATACACTCAAGCGAGCCAAAGAGGCAGAACTGAGCGAGAAGCAGGAGCGTGAGCGAAAGGGAGACATCAAGATGCTCCGTGAATTCGGATTCACCGAGCACGATAACTGCTACTGGGGTACAAACAAAGAGGGTGATGAAATCCAGTGGTCGAACTTCAAAATGAAGCCTCTCTTCCATATTCGTGATGATTTCAACCCGGTTCGCCTCTTCGAAATCAAGAATAACGGAGAGGAACCTTCACGCCTCATAGAACTGAACATGGATGAGATCACTTCCAGTTCTACCCTGCGTAAGCGCCTATTCGGTATAGGCGATTATATTTGGATGGCCAGAGATGAGCAGCTTATCAAGCTTCTAGGCTATCTCGGTAGAGTGACCGAGACTGCAGACCCTATCAAGCAGCTAGGTTGGCAGCGTGAAGGATTCTATGCATTCTGTAATGGAGCGAGCGAAGATGGTACCTGGATTCCAATAGATGATATGGGCATACTCAGATTGCAGGCGGGCAAGTACTATCTTCCGGCCATGAGCAAACTCAATAAGGACAGCCGTGAGTTATATGTGAGTGAAAAAAAGTTCCGGCATGAGAAGATGGTTGACAACCCGACAAGTCAGTCAGACTTTTTTGCCAAGGTCGTGCAGGTTTTCGGCGACAACGCCAAGGTGGGGCTGTGCTTCTATGTCGCCACACTATTCCGGGACATCGTCATCAGCAAGAGTCGCTCCTTTCCGCTCCTCAATGCCTTTGGCCCGAAGGGATGCGGTAAGACAGAATTCGCTGCAACGCTGATGAATTTTTTCTATAAATATGAAACTAAGTATGAGCCGTTGTCTATCACCAACGCATCAATGCCAGCACTCTCCGACTATGTAGGAGGAGTTAGCGACGCCCTGGTGCACATCGATGAGTACAAAAACTCCATTACACAGAATAAGGTGGAGTGGCTCAAGGACTTGTGGAATGGTATCGGTCGAACCAAGATGAACATGGACAAGGATAAGAAGCTCGTGCAGGCCAAGGTCGACTCTGGCATCATCCTCACAGGGCAGGAGATGCCTACTGCAGATATCGCCCTCTTCAGCCGACTCATCTATCTCACCTTCGACAAGGGTGAGCATACACGTGAGGAGAAACAGAACTTCGAGGAACTGGAGCGTATGCGCCAGATTGGTGCTACTCACATCACCCTTCAGCTACTGAAGCATCGGAACCAGTTCCAGGGCTGCTTCGGTAATGCCTGGAAGCAAGCATCTGATGATCTGGAGGAGCGGTTGGAGGGTGAGAGCATCCTTGACCGCATCATGACGAATTGGAAGGTGCCGTTGGCTGCATATCTCGCCATCAGAGATTACATCGACTTTCCTTTCAGCTACAGTGACCTTTTGGGAGTAGTTGTTAAGGGAGTCAAGACGCAGAACAGCATGTGCAACACCACCGATGAGGTGGCTGGATTCTGGAATATTGTCAATGCTGCAGTACAGATGGGAGAACTGAAGAAGGACCAGGACTTCAAGATTAAGACCTGCGGAACTCTAGCTACCAACAAACTCAAGATAGACAACTGGGCGATGCCAAAGAGCATCCTGATGATTCGCAAGGACATTACCATGGCGGTTTACCGCAAACTGGGCCGTCAGATGGATGAAAACCTCCTTTCTAAGGAGTCGCTGTTGCATTACCTGCAGATAGGTGCTGACTTCTATGGTTCCACCAAAAACCCTGAGCGATTTATCAAGTTCACTCCGAGCGGTTTGCCGGAGACAGTAGAGAAGACAGATGCCAATGGTACTATCACTGGCCGTCAGAAGTTGTATTATAAAGACAGGCCTCTCTGTTTTGACTATACCATGGTGTCAAACAGATATGGCATCGATTTGGACACAGAGGTAGATGGTGAGCAGAAACAGACCAAGGATACCTATGTCATGACAGATGCTGAGCAGAAGGCTCTAGGTCTGGAACCTTCGCCACTATAATGGAAATAAGTTTTTTGTTTAGATCATATCGATAGCCTCCAGGGGAAGAGATTCCTCTGGGGGCTTTTTTGTTGGTGTTCCGTGATTTTTCAGACATCCACACGCGACTTAAAAGCAATGTGGCAATTGTGGCAATTAGTGCAACACTGATTATCAAAGAGTTAAGAAGGTATGTGTTTGTGGCAATTATGTGGCAATTTGTGGCAACGAGAAGAGAAGTGTGGCAAAGGTTGTGGCAATGTGGCAATTCTATTATATATTTGTGTCAATAAGAAAAGACTTATAATATTAATAATCAAGCACTTAACATTTTTGCCACAATTGCCACAAATGAATTGCCCAAAAATGGGTTCCTTGATTTTCTAATGCTACTTTTTCCCTAAAAACAAGGATTTTTAGCGCAGTACAGATAGTTTTTCCTATAAACGTAGGAATATCTCGATTATTTTTCCTAACTTTGCGGTGTTTTTAATTACAGAAATATGAGTAAATTCGTAGTTTATGTACAGGTAGAGCCATATCTAAAGCAATGGCTCACCCATAGTTTCGGCGATCCCGTGGAATTCCCGTCCTCCAGCAACGAGAATGCTGTTCTGCGCCGGTTCTTATCTAAGCGCCCAATCAATAATCTGCCTGAGCAACCTGGAGAGCGAGATGTAGCCATCTGCATTCCTTACTCCAAGTCTAAAAGCCCAGAGACTTACAACTTCCTTAATGGTCATGCAAAGCAGGCTCTCACCGAGAGCATCAACGACCTATTCCGCATCAACATGTGGAGTGACCTCGGCGACCTCAATGACATGTCGTGTAAAAAGATGTCTGCATTCAGGTCCTGGTGTGAGCAGCAGGGTATTGATATTGAGTATGCAGAAACCATCAGGATGAAGTGGTATCGCATGCGCAAGGCCTATCAGGAGAAAGGCATCAATACTTTTAATCTTAAAAGATGCAAAAAAGACGATTTTTCCTAAGAAAATCTCATCTACTCTTGCCCTGTTTTTGTTCAACACCGAACAGGTGCGAACACATGCGAACAGACGCGAAATTTTAACAGCTTATGAAAAGACTTAGTTATATCTGCTCCGTGCAGCGAATTTCTGTCAGCGAGTTGCCTTTCGACACTCTTCTAGGCAACCATACATTTGACATTCCCGAGAGCTATGATTGGCCAGTAGTTAAGTGTCAGAAGCCTGTCAAACTGGAAATAACCGACAAATTAGAGGATGGTGAGCGATTTTACACCCATAAACTCACCTTCCGTACATGTCGCGAAGACCTGGACATGAAGGACAACTATGCCTATCTGGTCACCACCATCGAGGGCAAACGCTATCTCATTGGCAACAGGGAGCGGCCATATCCTATTATTAATATGTCAGATGTCCACCCTGATTCCCTTGGGACTTCTGCCATGCTCGAGTACACAGTTCAGTGGGGTAGCACCCGAAAAGCACCTTTCTTAGCCTGATTTACGTATTTTTCCGTTGGCAATTGCCATATTATCTTTGCATCAAAAAAGATAAGCGCATGAAATACGGAATGATGATATGCGGTACCATCGGAGCCGGCTACGACTGGTGGTCGGGCACCTATGGTACACGTTCCAAGGATGTCAAGGCCTACCTTGACGCTCATCCGGACGAGGAGGTGGATATCGCCGTCTCCTCGCCGGGTGGTTATGTTGATGAAGGCTTGACCATCTATCAACTTATCAAGGATCATAAACATGTCAACGTCCATATCCTCGGCATGACTGCTTCCATCGCTACAGTTCTCTGCATGGGAGCCAAGCATGTTGATATGTCCGTCGGCAGTACCATGCTCATTCATAATGCTTCGACAGGTGTCGCAGTCTGGGAGTCTGCAAACAAGGCGAAACTCGATGAACTCATCAAGGATTGGCAGAAGCAGCGTGATGGTCTCGACACCATCGACAAGGTCATAGCCTCCGTCTATGCCCAGAAATCGGGCAAGACAAGCGATGAAATCCTGGCTCAGATGGAAAAGGGCAGTTGGCTGAGTCCACAGCAGGCATTGGAGATGGGGTTGGTTGATGAGGTCAGGGACCTGGACGAGGAAGACAAGAAGCGTCAGACTAATCTCGCTAAGAGATTCACTAACGCTTTCTGCTCCAACCTTGGTTTGCCGCCACTTCCTGGAGCAACCGCTAATGACGAGCCCTCTAAAACATTTCTCGAGAAGGTTGCCGCCTCACTCAGAGATATGTTCAAGAATAATACACAAATTTCTAACATGAAGAAAAAATTCCTCAATCTTCAGACCCTCCTCAATCGCAAGGAGGATTTTGAGGTTAACGATGAGAAGATTACTCTCACCGATGCAGAGATGCAGAAAATCGAGGATGCTCTTGCCCAGAAACAGAAGGACTTGGATGACAAGTCCGCTGAGCTCGACAAAGCCAGCCAGGAGGTCAAGGACCTGAAGGCGAAGGTTGAGCAGAAGGACAAGGATGTCCAGGACAAGGATAAGGAGATCAATGATCTCAAGGGCGCACCGGGTTCTGCTACCCATGATGACGTCAAACCGGAGGTTGACAACGTTGACTCTGGTGAAATCTACAATGCTTTGAAGCAGATATTCTAAAATGGCAGCTTTAGAAAATACAGTTGAAATTACTCCTGATGAACTGAAGACCAGCTTTGCGAAGTACCGCAAGGACATCATTGTGATGCCTGTGCGCGCTCTTGACGAGGCAGCAAAATTCATGAGCCGACGCGTGGGCGTTCGTGGCAAGGAGACTGTCGGAGAGCTCGCAGGCGACATGGAGCTCGGGCCATACTCTCTTACTCGCAAGGATGAGAATGGCGTTACAATCACAGGCCGTACCCTGGAGACATTCCTTGGTTCATGTGTCAAGCCTTTTGAACCAAATAAGGTTCGTGAGTCTATCTATGGCTCCAACGTATTCCAGGGCGAGGCGCTCAAAAAACAGCCTATCACCAAACTGATTGGCATGTTCCTGGCAGGCAAGATAGGTGAGGCACTCTTCAAGTACCTCTTCACCATGAAGCGTAACCCAGCTGGCTCTGGTACCGCAGACCTCGCTGATGGTTTCAAGACCATCTCCGATGCTGAGATCAAGTCCAAGGCGATTGCTGTTGAGAAGGGCAACCTCTTCAATACAACCGCGATGACTGGTGTCAACGCAGTCGATGCAGTCGAGGCATTCTATGATCATGCCGATGAAAAACTGAAGGGCACCAGTACATGCATGTTCATGAACAGCCATGAACTTACGCTCTACCGCCGCTGTTATCGCGACAAGTACGGCACGGTCAATTGGAACAATGAGTTCAACCACAACAAGTTGGATGGTGCCAGCAACTGCACCCTTGTGGGTCTTGACAACGTTCCTGCGGGCTACAAGATCATCACTCCTGGTAGCAACATGCTCATCGGTTTGGCTACCGAGGGCGACAAGGCGAACTTTGGTGTAGAGAGTTCTCTTGACTCTCACTTCCTGGTTGACTTCGTGGCAACTATGTACTTCGGTACTCAGTTCGAGTCGATCTCCAAGGAACGCATCCTCTTCGGTTACGACACTATCCCTTCTGAGTAAGGGATAGCTGTCTATGGTTATACATAATATTATATATTGATATATGGCAACAAAGAAAACATGTGCTTCAGCCACAGAACTTTATGAGGATGTGTTGAAGTGTCCAGGAGAGAAGAGAATGCCTGGTACCAGAGCCTACGGCTTCTTCATTCCGCGACGTTACATCACCAAGTTCGCAGAACCACAGAAGGAGACTGCAACCTCACTTAAAGACTATCTCGTCATCAAGGATAGCCACACTATTCAGGCAGATAAGGTCTGGATTAAGATTGCCTTCATCACAGACAAGAGTTCCTTCTCGCCAGAGGCGCAGGGTGAGCATGGCTGCAAGACCATGAACCTCAAGGCAACAGCCGTCCTCCCAGGTACAGAGGAGGAAGCGTCTGCACTCGCTTCTTTGCTTCTCAATGAAGACGGTATCTTCATGATTCCTGAGCGCAACGGCAAGCTTCGCCAGTTTGGTGACGAGACTTTCGAGGTCGACGTGACACCTTCTCAGTCTTCTGGAGCAGGTATCTCTGACGAGACCAACACCACACTTGAAATTTCTGTCAACTGCGAGACCATGCCTCCATTCTACTTCGGTACCCTCACAACAGCAGAAGGTACCATCTCTGGTAAAGATTGCAAGCCGGTGGAGGCTGTCGCTGGTGATACAGTCAGTCAATAAACGGGATTCGATTTTCCTACATAACTACTATCAGTGGCGGGGCGATGCTTACATGAGCTCGCCTCGCCATTTTAATTCTCTATTTATTATGAATGATCCGAAATTCACCGAAAAATTGAAGAAGTGGTTTGACAGCGAGCATACCGATGCCAACATCAGGGAGGGAGCGCTGCTCCTCCTTCAGATGAATAACAACCGCCACCTCTATCAACTCATCAACTTCGACCCACAGGGCAAACTCGAGTTGCTCAAATATGAGCTGCAGAAGCATCTTAACTATCGCATCGAAGGCATGACCATCGATGATGTGAGAGACTACGACAAGAAGGTCACGCCTATCCTTCAAACTGCGGTTGACAAAACATCAGAGGCAGACCAGATTGCAAAGCAGCTAGCACCTCATCTTCCGGTCGTGGAGTCAGAAAACCTCGATTCCATCGTGCCTTCTGCCATCGTTGCCAAGGGCAAACGAGCAGATCATGACCAGTTGCCGGACAATATCAAGGCTATCTGGGACAGCAACTGCGCCCTGTGGAAGAAAATCAAGGAACACTTTGAGGCTTGCAAGGCTTACGACATGTCATGTGACAGATACGAGGGCTTGCATGCTGCCGACGAAGACTTCAAGCGCATGCTCCTTACGCTCAAGGAGGAATACTATGCATACAAGCAGGCCATGGACGTCTACGACCATGCCAAGCCGGGTGATGCCGAGAAACAGCCAGCGGAGGAGCAGCCAGAAGCAGCCATCACCTCCAAGCAGATTGGCAATGCTCGCTCCTACATCACCAAGAACCTTGACCAGCTTATTGGCTTGACGGAGGCTGGCAACACCGACAAAGCTGACGCCTTGCGAGCAAAGGTCAATGAGCGTGTGCAGCTCTTGCTGACAGCCAAGGCTGAAATCACCGCTGATACTATCGCCAAACTTCAGCAGGCAGGCATAACCGTCAGCGAGGAGCAGAAGACAGAGGAGACCGGAGAGCATGAGGGCGACACAGATACAGCAAGTCCTGAAGCCACTCCAGCAGAGTAGCTCACAGGTCTTCCTGGGTCAAGGGCTTCACACCCTTGGATTGTTAGGTTGGATTCTGGAGCAGACAGGACCGGCAAATGTTGCCGTCACGACCTTCTCTACATCCGATGCCTTCTTGTGCGGAGTCATTAACCTTCGCAAGCGAGGGTTAATTAACCATTCAACGTTAGTGGCTGACATTAAAGCTTCAAGTAAAACTTTAAAGCTAAAACGCTTAATGACAGAGGCTTTTGATGATGTTCGGCTTACGCTCAATCACTCCAAAATTATGTTGGTCAGTAACGCTGAGTGGTTAGTCTCCGTGATAACATCGCAGAACCAGACGTATGGTGATCGCGCTGAATGCACCTTCATCTCTCTCGATAGAGACGTCTATCTCGATATTCATAATATGCTCAATAATCTGTTAGATGATAAGACAACAATTTCCATTCCTCGAAGAGAGTGATTTATATCTGCAGACTGTCTATGATCTTGCCAAGACCATGACGCCTGTTGAGGAGATTCCCATCCTGATGGACCTTCCTCCTGATGAGTCTATGGCTATGCAACTGGAGCTGCAGGAACCTAGGTCGCCATATCGCAGACGCTATCTCAGAGGTTTAGCGGAGACCGCTAATGAGTTGAGAACCAACAATATTGCATTGGCAAATGTAGGTTCTCCTGGTGCTTATCAGGCTGTCATGTCACAACTCTCGCAGATTATTGCTAAAATCTCATGATATGAGCCTGCCTGTTAATGTTGATGATTACATGAAGTACATGCCTCTCAATGAGGATGAACTTCTAGATCTTCATCTCTCCGCTATCGTCAGAGCGAGAGTGGAGAGACTTCGAGGGTGCTATGCGTTCTGGCTTCGATACCCTCGATATACCGTCCGTGAGATGGTTGACCAGGACAAGGCGATGTTCGGTGTCAGCGAGACACAGGCATACGATGATATTCATCTCTGCCAGGTCATGCTCGGCAACCTTAACGCCGCCTCCAAGGAGTTCTGGCGATGGAAGGTTAACCAGGAGATAGACGAGGACCGCAAGGCTGCCAAGGCTGCCGGCGACTTCCGGGCGCTTGCCGTGATGCAGAAGAACCGCATCAAGAACAATCGCACCGATACTCCTGATGAGCCAGAACTGGCATTCGACAAGATTGTTCCTGTCGAGTTCCGCATGACAGATGATCCGACAGTCATCGGTTTGCAGAAGATTCCAAATCTTCGTGCGAAAATCAAGAAAATGGAGAAGCGTTACTCGATGCCGGACATCGAGGATGCTGACTTCGAAGAACTTCCGCCAGATGATGACAGCAAGACCTAAGGAGTTATTTTTCAACGACGTGCAGTCGCGCGTCCTGCAGCTCATGCCCAAGACGCTGGTCTGTGAATGGGGCCGTGGAACAGGAAAGGGTGTGGTCGAGGCTGGCCGCATCCTCTATGCCGTTCAACACATGCCGGGTTCGTGCCTGGGCATGGTGGCACCATCGGTCAAACGATGCCAGACCAACATCCTTCCTTCAGCTCTGGTCCACCTCGAGGAGTGGGGCTACAAGCGTGATGTCCACTACATCGTGGGCAAAAAGCCTTGGAAGGCGCTGCATTGGCAGGAACCACACTTCCAGCCCATGAACTGGGAGAACACGGTTGCTTTCTACAACGGTACCTATCTCAATATCATCTCTCAGGACCGCAGCGGAACCTCCAACTCCCTCTCTCTCGACCATGTCTTCATCGACGAGGCCAAGTTCATCGACTGGGAGCAGCTCAACAATGAAACGCTTCCGGCAAACCGTGGTAACAAGCAGCTGTTCGGTGACTGCTGCCTGCACCATGGTCTGACCATTACTTCAGATACATCGGCAACCAAAAAAGGTTCCTGGTTCATGAGCTGGGAGAAGAAGGAAGACAAGGAGCTGGTGGCAACCATGGAGTCTGTCCTTGTTCATCTGCACAGCATCCGCAACAAGCTGGCTGCTCACCCAGAGCGATATGACTACTACATGAAGGAGGTGCAGAAGTATGAGAAGATTCTTGCTTCCCTTCGCTCCTATGCGCTTGTCTATTCTCGATGCTCGAGCATTCAAAACCTGGCTGTACTTGGCGAGGACTTCATCAAACAGATGAAGCGAGACCTGCCTAAGATGACCTTCCTCACGAGCATCATGTGTCAGCACGTGGGCATCGCACAGGATGGATTCTACTCAGGACTAGACGAGGATCGCAACTTCTATACGGCTCCGAACACCAGGTATCTCAATGACCTGCAGTATAAGTTCGACCCGAAGCATGACAAGCCGGACTGTCGCATGGATGGCGACCTGGAGGACGGTTTACCGCTGATCATCGGTTCCGATGCCAACAACAACATCAACTGTCTCGTAGTCGGGCAGGTGGGCTCGGATACCAAACTGCGCATCGTCAACTCATTCTATGTGAAGTATGACAAGAAGTTGCCTGAGCTCGCTCAGGACTTCTGCGACTACTACAAGTATCTCAAGAACAAACGGGTCATCTTCTACTACGATGCCACCTTCGTGGGCAACTCCTATGCAACCCACAACGATAAGTTCTACCAGATTATCACCAAAGTGCTACGTAGGAATGGCTGGCTCGTTACAGAGGTCTACATCGGCAAGCCGATGAACCATCTTGAGAAGCAGTTGCTCATCGACCGCATGTTCAAGGGACATGCGCGCCACATGGTTCTCATCAACCAGGATAACAACGAGGACCTGATCATCTCCATCGAGAGTGCCGGCTGTTACAACAACGGCAAGGATAAGCGAGGCGAGAAGCTCGTGGAGACAGATGAGGACAGGCTGGAGAACCGCACCGACTTCTCCGATGCATTCGATACCGTCTGCATTGGTGTTGATAAGTTCCCTCAGACCGTCCTCTATACGGGAGGCATGAGCAACTATTACCCTAAATAGGCTTTTTTCGGTAATGATTTATATAGTTTTAATGTTGTTTTTTTTGTGTTTTTATTTATTTTCTATGATTCCTTGGCTGCTTGCTCGTGAGAGTAGGCAGCCTTTTTTCTTTCTGGGTGTGTGAGAAAGCGGTATCTCCGATGGTGAGTTTGATGCTGTTCCGTACTTTTTTTATTGCATTCTCCGCCGCCCGTCATGTGTTCCCATCCGAAATTTCCTATGCAAAGGTAGCTTCTGGCGATTCAAACCTGTGTATGAACCTGTGTTAACAAAAGCCAAAGGTTCTTCACGCTTCACTAAACCTTTACCTTTTGTTAACACAGAACCCCACACCTGTTTGCCTCTGCCAGCGCATTTTGAATGCATAGGAAAAATCGAAAGGGCACACCGGGCTTTGAACGGAATGCAATTAAAAAAAATACTCCACAGCAGGAGTGGGAAAAATCTCTGGACTCCCAAACATTACCAGAATACAATTTCAAACTTTGTAAAATTTTTCGATATGAGACAGAATTATTTCTTTGAGTACGTTCCAAACGCTTACATCAACCTTTGCGTAGATAAGGCACAGCAGATGGCAAACAACCGCTTCGTCTACGACTTCAAGGTAGGCGACAAGGAGGCGGTACAAATCTGCGCTGAGTGGCTAGTTCGCTATCTTACAAAGCAGTATAGCAGTATCTTAGAGGATTTCGTTGTAGTCTTTGCTCCATGCAGCACCCAATGGAAATATAACAAGCGATTTGGCTATCTCGCAGCCATCCTCAATGCAGCAGGCATCATGACCGCAAATGAGCACGTGCACATCTTTGGAGAGCGCAAGCCAACCCACAACGGAGGCAGCCACGTTGTTAACGAGGACATTTATCACGTTTCAGTTGATGGCGAGTACTTCAAGGGCAAGCAGGTCATTCTATTCGACGACCTGCTGACTAGCGGCAAGACCATCGAGGACTTCAGAAGAAAGTTGGAGGCGGCAGGTGCTTATGTGGAGAGAGAAATCTTTTTGGCTCGCACCATTCACCACGACCCGATAAGCAACAGAGGCGTGTTGCAGGAGATGGCAGAAGGCTTCTATGAGGCGGTGGCACACTCAAAGAGATGTTTTGCACAGGGTGTTAATATCAATAAGAAATCAAACAACAACTATAATAAAGTAGCGTAACATGAAGAAGTACAATGATATACTAGCAGACGAGCGCCCAGAGTTTAAGGCAGCTAATTACGGATTCGATTCACTCAGTAACACCGAATTGTTATCCATGGTAATCAACAGAGGTGCAGGAACAGCCGAGAGCCTAAGCCAGGCTAGGCAACTGATGAACATGGCAGACAATAACCTCAGTAATCTTGCAAAGTTATCCATGGACGAAATGCAGGTAGTGCAGGGAATAGGCGACTGCAAGGCATTGGCAGTACTCGCAGCTTTGGAACTAGGCAAGCGCAGGGCAGTGGAGAAGATGGGCTGCAAGCCCGACATGGGCAGCAGTCTAGCCATATACAACTACATGCTTCCGCAGATGGCAGACCTAAAGGTCGAGCAGGCACACGCCATCTTTATGAACCAAAATTTCAGACTTATCAAGAGCGTGAAACTGAGTGAGGGAGGGATAACAGAGACTTCCGTGGATATTCGTATCCTCATGAGGGAGGCAGTCTTGAGCGGTGCAACCATCATGGCATTCGTGCATAATCACCCATCGTGCAACACGCAGCCAAGCAAGGCGGACGATGTGCTGACCCAGCAGATAGCCAAGGCTTGCCAAGTCATGCGCATCTTCTTTATGGACCATGTGATAGTAACAGATGGAGCATTCTACAGCTATCACGACAAGGGAAGACTATAGGCACCAGGGGCAACGTGATAGGAACACGTTGCCCTTTTACTTGCTTGCAAACTTGCTGATAACCGCGGATAAAGGGAAGGGGATAGAGATAGCGAGAGCGATGGCAATTCGGGGCAGCAGTCGGGGAAAGGGGGCAATTGCCACATGAAAAATCCCTTACATATACCGCTCCAGTCAGCCGTGGCAATTGCCTCCGAGCGTAGGGCGGTGGGGGCTATGCTTACAGCAAGGCACGCCCTTTTTTGCTCCAACTTTTCAAAAATCCATGATTTTCAACAAGTTGGCAAAAATGACCGTGGAAAATTTGTGCAAAAAGCCCAAATTTTGCAATCAATTGCCATTGATTGCCCGCTCGAAAACGGCTACTTATGCCAATTTCCATGAAATTGCCACAAGAAACGAGCCGTTTTCGAGCGAACCCCTACATTGCATTTCGGGGTAAAAGCGGTAATAACATTGTTTTACATCATTCAAGAATGATGAGAAAAAGAGGTAAAAACCGTGTTTGATGGGGGTGAAATGTTAAATAATAAACAAATGTTGAAAATAATCGCGAAAATATTTGGTTATTCAACAAAAGTTTAGTACCTTTGCATCGTGTTAATAAAGATAGTATATGGCAAGACGAAAATCTAAGGAACTCAAGGAAAATGAAGACGATTTGCTTTTCTACCTAGAGTATTGGCAAGAGTTCCCCGATACCTTCAAGAGGGTAGCAGAAAAAGAAATCGCAGAGTTGCAAAACAAAATTAAAAACAAAAAGAAATGAGAAAGCCCCTTCGGGGGCACTCATTCCTTTAAACTTAAAAAAAAATATAAGATTATGGAATATACAGAGATGATTGATAAGGTGAAGGCTTTGGCTGCACAAAACAGAGCTGCCAAGACCGCAGAGGATAAGGCGGAGGTTCGTCGTCAGATGGATGCACTCAAGGAGTCAGACCCTAAGGCTTTTGCCGTGGCAGTGGGCTACATGGCTAAGACCACAGAGCAGAAGGTCAAGGAACTGACCATGGCAGAGAAATTTGGTGAGATAACAGATATGGTTTCCATGGCTTACATCGCAAAGGCTTACTTTGGCAAGTCTCGCTCTTGGCTGGCACATAAGATGAATGGAAACATAGTCAACGGAAAGGCATCGCAGTTCACTCCTGATGAGCTTGTTACTCTCAGAGGTGCCTTGCAGGATATGGCTCAGAAATTCGGCTCGCTTAGCCTTGCTATTTAGGCTATCTTTATTTAACACATCGTCCCCGACACAGAGCCGTGCCGGGGACTTCTTATTATTCACATATATATATAGTCTCTATTTTAATTGCTTTAATAGGGTGGATAGCAACAATCTTAGATTGGGTGATTGCAGCCATATTAACAAAAGTCCATGAAGAATAGAGATAGCAATGAGAATATTTACCGTAATATGGAGAAACCTTATTTGCTTCTCCAAGTTCATATATTCTTTTCTTTCCATACCTTATATATATTATTTACTAAAACCGATGCAAAAATAATGTTTTTCCCGCAATTCCGCAAGTTTTCAAGCCAAAATGTTAAATCTTAGTTAATAATACGTTTTTTCGTAGTAAATATTTGGGTAATACGAAAATTAGTAGTATCTTTGCATTGTCTTAAAGAAATAATGATATGAAGAAAATTTTAGTTAGCGACAAAGAGGAAGAGCTGATAGCAGCTATCAGAAATTACAAAAAGTCTTTTCCTAGGGGCAACCCGCAGTTATTATGGTATGCTCAACAACTTTTCGACGAGATGATTGAGCCGCCTGAGTATTACACAAAGTATTAACAACAGTCCCTCCCTTCGGGGAGGGCATTAAAAATATAAGATTATGGAAGTAGTAGCAACAGTTAAACAGACCAAGGATAGCGAAGTTAAACAGCGCATCCAGGATATTCAGATGATCGTGTCGTGGCGAGAGATAGCACATACATATTTCGGCAAGTCGGCATCATGGCTTTATCACAAGCTCGATGGCATCGATGGTAATGGTGGAGTGGGAGGATTCACCGAAGAAGAAAAGAACATGCTCCGTGGCGCACTCTGCGAGGTTTCAAACCGCATACGTGCAGCTGCAGACAGAATATGAAAATGAGGCTGGGGCTTATCATTCCCCATAAGACAAAAGTCGCCATAGCCTTGTGGCGCAGAAATACCAAAAACGTCCCCGACACAGAGCCGTGCCGGGGACTTCTTATTATTCACATTAAAACATTTTTTGATTATGGTTTATTCTGACAGACAGATGAGAGTGGCAGATGCTACGATTAAGCAACTTCTTGCAAATGAAACCGCAATGATCAGAGAGTCAATGCTAGCTTATGTTGACGAGTTGTCTGATGACAGAGTTCTTGCCAATGACGTGGTGACTATGTTGGAGATTGATGGCTTGATAGTTTATACAGGTGATTACGATTGGAGGGTTCAGCTTACAGACAAGGGATGCAAGGCTGCACAAATGGGGTTGGCAAGATACCTCAAACGTCAAAAACTGATGGAGAAGCTGAAGGAGTATAAGCTGTTCGTGGGTATAGCTAGTGCTACGGTCTCTTTTGTGTCGATGTTGATAACACTTGCCCTTACTATTTACAATGCAGTAAAATTATAAGGGCACATAATACGGACACGATGGCGCAAAAAACATTGGCCAGTGTGATTAGAATGTCGTAAAATAATTCTTTTCTTTCCATACCTTATTATATATATTAAGTAAAACACTGCAAAGTTAGGAAAATAATCGGAGAAAATCGGAGAAAATCAGAGAAAATCAGAGAATTTCGGGGAAAATCGGGGAATTTCCGAGGAAAATGCACGGAAAATCGGGGAATTCCCGAGGAATCCATTCCTCGAAGTGGCAGAACCGAAGGAAGATCCTGCGGTCGTTTCCGGTCATTTCCGGTCATTTCCGGTCGTTTTCGGTCGTTTTTCCGGTCATTCCTGGTTATGATTCCGAATGATTCCGCAAAATCATTCCGATTCATTCCGAATGATTCCTTTTCTTTCCTTTTCTTTCCATTTCATTCCACTTTCATTCCTCAACCCCTCGTTTTTATGCTCTACAACATATTTCCTGCAGATTCTTCTAAAATTTCTCGCTTTTTTTTTGGCGGTTCCAATTTTTCTTCGTACTTTTGCCAACGGTTACAAGATGATAGTAGTCTATCCGGTAGGGCGACCGTTTCGCCTATGGCTTCTGGCCGCAGGCTTTTTTTATGCCTAGGAAAATCTTTTTTTCTAACTGGGAAAATAATTTTTCCCAACTGGGAAAATAGATATGCCCAATACATGGCGGCTGCATGAACCGTAAGATTTGATTTGTCCTCTCGGATAAGC